GAAACTCAAATATTATAAGCCGACGTCACGCGTATGCCTTATCGACGTGGATAGCCTGCGAGCGCTATTCTCCAAGCCTGAGAACTCGGCTGTACTCCAGGGTGGTGAATGAAAATGAGCACCACAACCCAAGAGAATCGTGATGCTCAAACCAACACTTCCAGTATAGACGCCATCCGTGATGTTCGCAACTCTATCAGTGCTACAATGGGAGCACGTCCGTTAGCCGTGAGTGAGACGATAAACCTAACCACGGCGATAAGTTAGTAATGGGTAAGCCCGTTGATTGGCCAATAACCAGTCAGCGGGCTTTATGCTACAATAAGACCGTCCTTCCTGCTGACACTTGAAGACAAAACGAAGCCCCGGACGGTGACCATCACAGCCGCGCCCGGGGCTTCGCCATACTCTACTCCACTGACTTCCACCATTGAGTGGAACCACCCGCATGAGTCAAATCAACACTCCGCTCCACATAATGCTTCGTCTGCGGATGCAGATAGTTCTCAAAATTACGGCGTACCCCATACGGCACCTCGCACACCACATCATAGCCGGGAACATCACGCCCGCCAGTTCTGACCGCGTGAATGCCATGCACGAGCGCACCCGTCAGGAACGGAGCCATCTTCCGCATGTTGACCACGATATGATCAGCGTAGTTCCTCATGCTCACATCGTAGGAATGACCCCAATCCTTTGCGAAGTCACGGCTGAACGTCTCCGCCGACACCGGCATCACCATCACCATCCTTAGGCAAAGCATCCGAAGACGTGCGGTAATACTTGCCATCCCCGTCACGGAAGAACGGCATGTCGAAACCCTGCGCCTTCGCATCATCCACAATAGGGTCAGGCAGTCTGGTCACGATATGCACGTCCACGTCCACATTATTCATGGCCGCATAATTCAATAGCACGCCATCACGGCCGCACGTGCAGCATACGCTCATCGTGTAATAGTCGAGTCTCATTGCTGCGCCTCCGCGATACGCTGGATCTTCTCGATCACCGATTCCGCAATATCGAGAGCGTGCGGCGAATAATCCTTATGGTGACGCTCATCATACTTTTTCACCACGTCGATCACATGATCCTCGTAAGCGTCCCACGCCTCCAGCATGGCTTTACTGCCGCCCTTAGCGTCCATCACGCCAAGGTCGGACGCGACCGCCATAACCCGCTGCTCCAAAAGGAACGGGATATCCTCGATCGGCTTGACTTCTTCCACTGTCTTCTTCACTGCCATAACAACCTCCACTTGTAGAACGTTTGTTCGACTCCCATACTACGCGGTGCGCAGCATACGGTCTAACTGCTGGGCGATGGCCAACGGGTCGGTGCTCTGCGAAGTCACGTTGATCATGTTGCCATCCGTCTTCTGCGGGAGCCTGCCCGTCCGGTTCATATAATCCAACGACTTGTAGCCGAGCGACCGGGCACTATCCGCGTTCAATGTATACTCATCACCGTTGAACCATGCCAGCTCATCATCCGGGTGCTTGCCGCCACGCGCATAACCACCCGCACGATTCAACGCATCAAGCGACCCATACCGGTGTATCGCGTAATTCAAGCCAGCGTAAATATTCGCCAACGGGTCGAGAATGCCACGACCGGCCAGCGGCCCGGCATAGGCGGCGAACGTGCCCGGGATCGTTTGCATCAATCCCTGCGATGGCATACCCGCTTTCGCGTTACTATCCCAATCATTCCGCGCGTTCGGATTACCCCCCGACTCCTGATTCATACGCCGCAATACGGTGTTCAGCCATGAAGCTGGCTGTCCCAGCATGGACAGCGCCTGCAAGACTTGAGGCGTCCACTGGGCGACACCCGCACCAGCCTTATAACTGCCCGCGCCCAGCGAGTCCATCGCGCTCTTCGCCTTATCCACCAACCCGTCAACCACCTTCATGGGGATGGCGCCAAGCATGGAACCCCAGTTGCCCGACCCAATACCAGAAAGCATCGACCGTACTGGGTTGGAAATATTCGAACTAATCCACTTCCCCGGGTCGCTCATAAAATCGGCTACGCCGGACGCGACGCTCTTCGCACCATCCCACGCCTTCGACGCAAGCGACTTCACACCATTCCACGCGCCGCCGATAATCCCGCCCGACGCATACCCCATGAGTCCACGCACGCCCTGCACGCCGCCGCTACGCGCCGCCGCATTCAAAGCGTTGATATTATCCGCGCCCAACGCGCGAGTGAACTCGGGGCGCATGATCGCCTCACCACCCGACACTTGAGCCAACATGGTGTCCCTGCCCGGCGTGTACCCCGGCATGATGCCGCCCGAAGCGAAATGCTCGTCAGGCAGCTTCAGATTATTCAACCCGATCGCGCCGGCGATGCCATTCCACGTCTTCTGGATGCCATTGGTATACACGACGTTCACAATCCACCGCACCGGGGTCGCCGCAGCATCCTTCAACGAGTCGAAAGCCCGTGCGGCCATGTCCTTCATGCCGTTGAAAGCGTTGCCAAGACTGCCCAACCCGTTTTTAAACGGGTTGATCACGTTATTCGACACCCAATTCCAGCCGCGTCCGAACGCGCCGTCAATCGCATTCCACCCGGCCTCCAAACCGTTACAGACGTTATTCCAAGCGGACACGAGCGCACCCGTGAACTCCGACCAAATCTTACGCCCCACATTCGTCTTCGTGAAGAACAGCACGAGGCCGGCCACGACAAGCGCGATGCCCGCCACAATCCACGTTATCGGAGACGCAAGCATAGCAGAATTCATCAACAGCTGCGCGACCTGTGCGATACGCTGGGCCGCAGCCCACAGATTCGTCGCAGCAGTCCACGCCTTGTACGCGGCCACGATAGCGCCGATAGAAGCAGCCACACCCGTAATCCACTTCGACGCAACCGACCCCTGCGTGAACATCTGGGTCACCGCCGTCACGATAACCTTGCCATTGGCGCGAATCGCATCCGCGACCGCAGACAGGATAATCGGGATCATGCGAATCAGAGCGGCGATCAACGCGGGCAGCGACTGGGCGACACCCTGAATCAGCCTTGGAGCCATCGTGCTGAACACTTTAATACCCTGATTGATCATCAGGTTCAGGCTGGCAATAAACTTGTCGGGTGACACCGCACCCTCCAGCAAGCCACCGAAATTCGTTTTGACCGCAGCCACACTATTCGACAACGCCTGCATCTGCCCGGCCGGAGTCTGCGACAGTTTCTCATTCAAGCCGCCAACGCTCTTCGCCAGCGCGTCAGCCACCATCTGGCTGCGCTGCTGCTGGTCGGCTGCGGCGAAAGTCTTCTTCTGCGCATCGGACATGACCACGCCATACCGCGACAACGAGCTTACGGCACCCGTCTGAATGGCTCTGGCCATCTTCTGGCTTATTCCAGCGAACTGGTCGGACGCACCCGCCACGCCGCCAAACTTCACGGCAAGGTCCCCCATCGGGCCCTTCAATGTTTCGAACGACTTGCCCGTCAACCCCATTGACGCCGCCGTAGTGGCAGCCGCACGGGAAGCGCCGCCACTGATCACGCCGAACGACTTCACAGCCTCCGACTGCATGGACTGCGACCACTTCGCATTGGCGGCGACCATCTGGAATTTCTGCACTGAATCCTGAACGCTGTTATACGCTTTGATGCTCTGCTTCGAGAAATTGATGATGCCGGCGACCGCAGCGGTAGCCCCAATGGCGGCGGCGGCGAGACCCGCTTTGAATTTGCCGCCGCTCGCCGTGGCTTTCTCCCCGGCCTTGTCGGTCTCCTCGCCAAGCGACTTGACACCATGCTTCGCATCCGAAACGGCTTTGCTGAGACCGGACGCATCGCCGTTGATGGATACGAGCACCTGCTCCGTAGCGTCAGCCATTACTACTCCAAATCTTTAATGATGTCCTTGATCATGCTCTCCCGCGAGTGCGCGGAATCATTCGACTGCGGGTCGCACGCCTGCAAGATCGTGATACGCAACGTCGCCAAGCGGGCCGCACGCAAATATTCGACGCGCGACAACAATTCCTCCATGTCATCCGCCGTCAGCCGGCCATCGGGATACTTCAGCCGGACATACTCCCGGCACCCATCCCAGCCGAACACGTCCACCATGCGAGCCAGATAGTCCGTCAGATCATAGTAGTGGTCGTCCTCCAGCTCCCCGTCATGCGCGATGATGTCCGCGATCTGCTCATCCGACAATCCGGGGAACAGGGCGCGGTCATCATCAGTCACCTCACGCATCAGCTGCCCTGACTCACGGGCTTATCGTAAGTCACGGCGTCGGTCGTGCCATTATACACGCCGTAATACTCCTGCCACGACTGATTCAGTGTTGCGTTCGCACCCGTAATCCCATATCCGGAAGACGCGGTGAAATGCGGGTAGATCGACAGCTGAAGCACCGTCTGCTTGTCACGTGTCAAGGCCACGGAATGGGCGATGGAAATCTCCGCATGACGCAGAAGGAAGTTCACGCCGTGCGTGCCATCCGAATTCGGGCAGACGCGCTCGAACGCGATGGTCGCATCCCCCAGGTTACAGGCTTCCTCGAAGAAATTCCACGTGTTCGACGCCGCGTCATAACCGGCCGCGAGCATCTTGCCCTTATCCTCGATCGAGTAGGGGATGAGGCTCAGCGTAGACGCCTTCAACTCGACGCCCACAGGCGTACGCTCCGTGCCCGCGAAACTCTCCTGAGTCTGCTCGATAGTGTCAGCGGACAGGTTCAACCCGTCCGTGCTAATCTCATTACCGATGAGCACACACACCTGTCGGGTCGTGGACCCGGCTATCTTGCCTGAAATGGTCACCTGACGGAGACCCGAATACTTATTGGTTGGCATGATGATTATCCTTTCTTATACCAAACTTCGATTTCCAAACTCTTCACGATCGCCCCATTCGCCATCATGGGCATCGTGTTCTTGCCCGTGCTGGTCAGGATGCGAACGTCCGTGAACTTCTGTCCGGTCGGCGGCACGGTGAGCGTCCACGCCGTGGAATCATCCAAAGCGTTCGACACCGCGTCCTCAATGCTGTCGGCCAGATCGTCGGTCGCCTGCTTCGACGGAACCGGATTGCCATCCTTATCGGTGACACCGTTCGCCACCACCACGTACAGGGTTATGAACGTGTGCAGGTCCTGCCCCTGTTCGCGGGGAGCCTGAACCGTCTGACCGTACACGCCATCCGATTCAAGCTTGCCCGTATTCGGGTCGACCGGCAGCTGTTCGTAAAACCAGTTGACGCCGACCTTCCCACCGATCTTCGAGGCGAGCCAGTAGAGCACCGCGAGAGTAATCATCCACCCAGCTCCTCACCCGACAGTTCGATATGGTCTACAGCGTTCGACTCGGGGTCTCGCGCCACATCCCAATCCGTGATACGAAACCGCCGATTGCTCACGCCGTCCATGACCTGAATAACCCCGTTCATGCAGGCGTGCGTGTTCACAGGACTGTCAGGCGCGGCGTAAATGAGGATGGAATCAGCTTGCGCTGACGGGGAGACGGACAGATTAGTGGCCGTCCCCTCATCCAATATCACCGATAGAGGCTGCTTGGGGCCCATCACCATGCCAAAAACGTCCGTGCCATCCGACGCCTGAAACGTGGCTGGTAGTAGATATTCGCGGAAATCATCCATAACCGTCATATCGCACCACCCATCAAGGGAGGCGCGTCAGGCATCATGTCCCCCGGCTGCAAAGCGTCAGGCCCATACAGTATCGGCACCCAATCGGACTGCATGTCAACGCCAGTACCGCAATCGCTGAACAATCCGATCAGGTCGGCGTTATTCGCGTAGAAGTCCTTCAACAGAACCTGCCCATTATTCCCGTAGGAGACTGACAGGTTGCGCGAACTCTTCGACACGGTGCTGCGAATACCACTCGTCTTCGCCGCCTGAACCGCCTTCACCCAATTCGCCAACAGGTCAAGCCACGACGAATAATCCGCGTCAGCGACAGACGGACCCGACTCAAGGCACAGCAACGCCAACAGCCTCGCCTCAGCCGACTGGCAGAGAGTCCGCCAATCAGCATCAGGCAATGCCGGGGGAAGCCCCAACCCGCCCGAAAGCAGGTCGGCGGCATCCCTAGTCAGATTCGTCGGCGTGAACGACATCAGGCACCAGAGCCAGTAGTGGCAGCCGGAGCGTTCTTGATCAGCACCGCGGAATGGGGAGCGCCCATCGCGGCACCGATATACAGTTTCGACTCGAAGTCGTACGTGTTCGCCCGCAGGAAGTACTGGGAGAGCGCGGTGGGCGTCATGTTGCCGACGCCATACACGCCCGACAGGTTCACGAGAAGAGCCTGATAGGTGGACATGAACGTGTCGATGTTCGCGTTATGGCCGGTCTCGCGTGAGGACGGGCGCAGCCACGGCACCTGAATCACGCCATCGATGCCGAGGAAGTCGGCGAGCTGCTGCGGGGTGGACGCGAGGTTCGCCGGGTAGGCGCCGGAACCGAGCACCGCCTGATTCAGGAGCGTACGATAAGCGGGACGGCTCAAAACCAAGTAGATGCCCGTGTTGCCTACAGCAGAGTCCAACAGTTCGACGTTCGCCACCTGAGTGGACAGGGACTTCAGCAGGCTCTCGCCGGCAGCGGGGGTGTAGACCTCGCCGTAGGGGCTGTTCGCGGCGGTCACATCATCCACGATCGAGTGGATCGCGTTGAACGTGGTCGGGGAGGAGGTCTCATCATTCGACACGCCGCCGACGATCAGCGCCTCCTCGGCTGCGCGAAGCACCTTGGAAGGCAGTTCGCGGGTGACCCAATCCACGACGGCGGAACCATTGATGCCACCGGACGCATCCACGAAATCAGCAGGCAGAGTCACATACTTGAACAGGCTCTGCGCGGTGATGAGACGCGGCTGGATGGTCGCGGACTGCGAAGCCTTCTCCGAAGTCGCGCCCTTCGCACGGCCCTTCGCGTAGGTCGTCTGGGTGACGAACGCGGGGACGGTGTATTGGCCGACGCCATTGTTCATCGTGATATGCGAGAGGATCTGGCCATCCGACTGGAGAAGCTCAGTGACCTGCTTGATCACGTACTCGGGCGTGAAATCAACCGAACCCGGGTTGAACGTGATATCGTTCCGCTTGAAGTATCCGGCCAGTTCAGTGTTCGGCATGTGATTATGCGGGTTCTGCCAGCCATTCAGCAAGGCACGGCCCCAAATCTCCTTATATTCGGGAGACTCCTTCTTCGCGTCGAAATCGTTGCGGGTGACCACAGCGTTCTGCGACACCTGCGGATGATAGTCGCCAGCTTGAGCGGTCTTCACATTCATCTTCGCCTCGTTCTTCCTCACCGCGTTCACCGGGTTCGCAGTCGGGTCAACCCCATCGCCGCCAGTAGCCATATCAGCCGGCGCGGCCTTATCATCATCAGTCTTATACGGGAGGCCGGCTGCGGCGCTCAACGCGTCGGACACCATGTCGCTGATCCACTTCGCGTCGGTGATGCCCAGCGAATCGCACATGGAAGCCACGGCGGTCACGACATCGCCCGGCTTCGCGGGCGCGTTCGTTTTCAGCATGTTCTCCACCATGTTACGGACGTCGGCCTTAGTGACCTTGTCCTCGACCTTATTCTTATCGTCAGCCATTACGGCCCCTTTCAATTGGTTTTCGACGGATTGCGTACCGGGGTCGTTCCCCGTTTTGACTGGAGCGACGGCCATAATCCAGAAATCGCCGTACACGCCGTTCGTCAAATCCTTAAGCTCCCCCTCAGTTGAGAATTGGAGCATGCGATCATCAGCCAACGGTTTGATCGCGTTCGCCGCCGCATTATTCGACAGGCAGTACATCATGTGCAATTGGGAAGCATTATCCAGGTACAGCCAGCCGACACCCGACTGGTCGGCCACATCATCGCTATGATTATTGTCGATGGAAATACTGTAATCGCCGTTAGGCTGCGGGTTCGACGGGTCTATCATCGGCAGGTCACGCACGTAATGCATACTGCCGTCACGGAAACGTACCTGCGCCTGAGCATTATTCTGTCGGGTGCCGTCAGCCATCACACGATTCGTGGACACGACAGCAAAATAGCAGCGCTTCTGCTGCTCAGGGGTAAGCTGTTGAATCTGATTGAGAGTACGCACGTCTGCAATCGCTTTCGATTGGATACTATTACCACGCCTGATGCGTCTCTACAGAGCATTGTAGCACGCATAGAAGAATGCCGCCACAAGACAGAGGATGGGTAGTCTTATGACGGCAGTACGCGCCTGATACGCGCACGATTACGACATTACCACTTGCGCAGCCGGTTCGACACGTCCACATGCACCAGATCCTTGCAGCCGGGGCAATACTGGTCGGCTATCGTGTGGAAACTGTTCGACAACGACATCTCCCCGAGAAACCGGTGGCATTGCCCGCACTCCACGCGCAGGAACCGGCCATCCGCCCTCACTCGTATCTCATTCCTCGCCTTGATCATCTCAGACTCCCATCTCAATATCATTACAGCCCAAGCCGATGATGGACAGCGTGGTGGTCACACCGCCCGACTTCGTGCACGCGATATCCACCGCTATCTGCAATATGTTACCCGACTGCGTGAACCTCGTGCCCGCCACAGAACACGACGGGTCGAACATGCTCGCATCTGGCGCGACCATGGCGAACGGTGTCACGCCATCCAGTATGCCGAACGCACTAAAATTGAACGTGGTAGTCCCATTAGGCACCACCAATTGCATGTCGGCCCGAACGTATCCGAGCTGCCCGAGACTCAAATTCCCGCCCGTCTTCAACGCACGCAGCTCACGCCGCATCGACTTCACCTGATCCACCAGATCACTCACCGGAATCACCTCCACTCGGATCCACGAACGCGGCGGTCACCGACTCGACGCCAAGACCGTTCACCGTGATCTCCAACTTATCAATACGATACCTGCCATCCTCAAGCGTCGGATAGTTTTCGTAAATGCCCATAGGCTGCACGCGCACCGTGTCACCAACCCAAATATCGCCATGCTCGTCATGCTCGCGCACCCGCAAACCCAAGCGGGTCGCGTTGAACTTCACGCTGCCCACCGCGTTCGGGCGTGCCGAGTATTTCAGCCGTTTCGCCGCGTCCACATCCAACCCGGACTGCGTGGTGATGCCACTATCCTGCGCCAACAGGACCGCACGGTAATGACGTTTGCGTGCCGCCGCGTTGAACTGGTTGCTGACCAGCGTGGTGCCGCCAGCGCCGAACCCATTGCCCGCGCCGGTCTCCACGCAATCCGTGTAATATTTCGCCCATGCGGGGAACGACCACTCCTCCACGTTCGCGCCATGAGCGCCGAAACTGAAGATAATGCTCCCCGACAGGTCATAGCCATAGTGCGACCAGATTTCGAACAGTCCGCGCGGCGTGATGTTGATGTCGAACTGCCCGGCTCCCGTCGTGTTGTCGCACCGTTGGGTCACGAACTCATACACGTTCATGTACGAGTCGATGGTCCATTGCACGACGTTCAACGGGTCGATATGACGCCCCACCTTGATCGGGTATTGGGCGCGCCCATCCGAACTCCATGCGATCGCGCTGGCGACCTGCGACACGAGGATACGGTCGAGATTCCCCGATAGATTCTGCAACGGCGTGACCGGCGCAAGCTGCAACAAGCCAAGCCACGACTGGAACGTGAGCGTGATCTCCTCATCCAATCCGGCTCCCTCTATCGCTGGGAACGAGTCGAGCACGCCGGAGAACTTCAGATCATCACCCTCAAATATGTAGACGTTGCTGAACCATTCGGTGAGCAGCACGTCCAACGTGATCGACCTCTCCTCGCATAGGTTCACGAGATTCCGGTAGAAGATTTTCAACGACAACGTTCCGATCTTGTTGCGTTGCACGGCCATCGTATAGCCGTCGATCAGGTATTTCGTGATGTCAATGTCGTTAAGCGAATTATTATCATACGAGTAGCGGACGGTGAACATCAGAACGCGCCTCGAATTTCAACCGACGCTTTCGCGGTGACGATATTGAAATCACTGTCCCCATCGAACCACGTGACGCCGCGAGCCTGCATGGCCTGAAAATCCGCGGGAGAAAATAGTGCGGGCTGTTTGAAATCAAGATACTCGCCGTCTTTCAAAGCAGCAACCTGGCCGTCTTGCGAAAAATATTCGTACCCGAATACGGTCCCCGTCGGCGCCCAAACCGGGTTTGTGGAGTCGGTGGCTTGCATGTAATGCCACATGCCGTCGCCGGTCAGCGTCTGGAAGTTGTTGTAGTTCACTTTGACTCTATCGATATCGACGTTGGAGCGCGCTTGGATGCATGCTGTACTTATGGCCGGCCTGTCCACACCCGGGAAGGCAATCACGTATGTTACGGGATTACTACTACTCCCGACGATGTGCAGATACGTGTCGCCATTATTATCGGTCTGTAACGATACGTTTTTCGGGTTCCCCCAGTTCACGGCGTACCCGTCCAACGTCCTTGGCGACGTTAAAAGGTTCGTCGCCACGACCTGCCCATCCTGCGACATGGTACTGGTACTAGCGTTCGCCGTGCCAGTCCATGCGTACGTGATGTTATTCCACGCGGCCTTCAAATCAAGCATCAAGTCACTGCCGGTCAACGTGAACGTGTTATCGCCGGGCGCGGCCACTAAACCGCCCATCGTGTTCAACAACCGGTTACCATGCCAGTCGAGCGCCACGCCATCCGCGTCAACGGTCACCACACGACCGTAGGGTATCGTCCCCTCCCAACTCCACTGCGAGCCGTTACGCGAATTCACGATCTTCGGGTTCGTTATCTGCCCCGTGACCTTGAAAGCGACAGGCACCTGATACGCGGACACAACATGCACGGTCTGCGGCGTACCACCACCACCCTGATCGGGATACTCCCAACGCGACAGTCCGGCAGCCCACACTTGCAGCCCCTCCTGCCACGTTTCCCCAATCTTCGAACCGGGTAGCGCCGCTGGGAGAATATCACCACTCACCACGCCGGAACCGTCAGCCCAATACAGGAGCGGGTCATCGAATATAAGGTCGAATTCGGCCGCATACGAGCCATGCCCGCCACGCAAGAGCGGAGCCATGAACGGCGTGGTCACATGCCCATGCCTCATCACGTAAGCCGACTGGTTCGAATCATCCGTCTGCACGAGCATGTCGAAGGATACGATACGCAGGTCAGCGGTCATCGGACGGAAGAATTCAGCCGCATCATTCAACAATTGCATCATGCTACGCGAATCCGAATACGTTTCCCGAACGTTATACACGATCTTCGCAGTACGCCGCTGCAACCGTCCCGCCAACGTATACCCGCCGTTGCGCCCCGTATACTCGCCGCCAGACACGTCCAACGCCAAGCCAGCAGGCAATTGGGTTTCCGGCGTCAACTGGTACGGTGGGTTCGTAGCACTGAACGTGAACGTCGCCCCATCATCCCGCGTGAAAGTCAGTGAACCGATCATGCTAGCTCCTTTTCGCTATAGGCCATGACATGGAGCCGGTGACGAAAGTCTTGCCAGCGGTGACAGTCGCGCTGCCGGTAGTGCGAACGGAGACGACAGTGCCGCGCAAAACGCCATTGCTGTCGGAGTCCGGCCGCACCTCCATACCGATGTTGGCCCCATTGGCCACGTTGGTCGCGTTGTTGAACATGATGAAATGCATGTCAGGCGTCAGACTCGCGATCTGTCGTGGACTCGGGGCCAGCCATGCGGGCGCGGCCCAAATGTCATCTTGAAACCACGGAGCCAATGTGAGCGTGTTCGTATTCCTCCGCACGCGCACCGATGCAGTCACCATGTCGCCCACCAGTACCGCGTCGATCTGCCTATCCCATTGGGCTGACGCAATCGGCGTGAAATAGTCCGTGACGATAGTGCTTGACTCCGTGGAATACCACGGGTACACGTTGCCCGCGCCAAGCGAATTCTGACCGTAGGCGACCGTGATGTCCATGACCACGGCGAGCATCGCGGTAGCACCGTTCGTGATGGCGCTGCGAATCTGCGCGTAGGTTAATCCTGTCTGCGAACCCGTCGTGGCGGCCGCACCCTTCAACGCGACCATTTGCACGCTGCCGACACCATTATTCGCCGTCGTGGATTGCGTCACGTCACGGTATACGACTATCGACCAGACGACGCTCTGCCCGGACGTGGTGGGCGCGCTCAATTGCAGCGACGTCGTGTCAGTCGTGTTCAACCCGAGAATCTCAGTGTCCCCATTCGAGTTCTCCGCCTGACAGTAGTTCACTGGGGAGCCGCCCGCAGGCTGCACGCTCAAGCCGTTGAACACGGGGGTGAAACCGCTCACGATACCCGGGGCGAAACGGCTGGACTCCGCGTTGCGCATGAACCCGCTCACGCCCACCGTGCCGTTCGGCGCGTTCGTGCCGAGATTACTTACCGCCATGATTATCTCCATTCATGATGTCATTGTACATTTGCGTACCATACCCGTTCATGCCAAGATCATGATAAGCCTCGTACACTCCCTGGATATGCTCTTTGATCTTGTCGGGGGCGTTGCCGTTCGGATACTTGTCGTGCACGTCATATAATTCGATTTTCAACAGCATTCCCACGCCGTTCATCAAAGCCTTCTCATGCAGCGAATACTCGCGTCGCCGTCTCAGCAGTTCGTTGGTGAGGATGCCCGCCAGCAGGCCGATGATGGTGGTGAGCACGCCGCTGACAATGTACATGAGGCTACTCACCGTCATCACCCGAATCAGCTTCATCACCGGTCGCGTCCTGCGTGACCTTCCACTGCCATGTGCAGGCGCAATTTACGTGAGCATCGGGCAGTTCGCCATCATCATAGTCAGGGTCAAGCGCGAGCGTCCCGCCATCGGCCCCCGTGATGATCCCGTCCGGCGCGAACGACTCGTAGATGCCCGCCTCCACGCCGTCCATCGCCTGACAGAACTCGCACGGGTCACTACCCGACGCACGCCAAATCTTCGTGATCGTCACGCCCGGAGTCTCGCTGATCTGCTGAGCGTTATCCAACTGGCCCGTCTGAAAGGCGTTCTTCCCCTCGGCGGTGACGATGCTGCCGATACGGCTTGCAATCGCGCCTGCCGTGACGCTATCCAACAGTGAGGATTGCGGGTCTTTCGGCTCTACCATCTCACCGGTCTCAGTGTCCAATGTCGGCTGTGACGCCTTGTCCATTTCATCATCCAGATAATCCCCGTAGTTGTCTATCACGGTTTCCGCCCGCTTCTGCAAGTCTTGGAGTGGTTGGCCGCTGATCTCATAGGATGTGCCGACCTTCAAACCTTGAATCTGCTGGGCGAGCTGTCGTGCGGCGGTCATACCGCCATTATCCGCGATCTGCTGCAACTCAGCCAGTAGGGCGTTCAGATACTTCGCGTCCTCATCGTCCACCGTATTCTTTTTGCCGCGTTTGATGTGCGCTACCGCCATGTCGGTGAGAATCTGCGTGATCCTGTCATGCTGTTTCGGCTGGCGTTCCTTCACTGTGGCGGTCACGCCGGTTTTCGCCGGTGCTATCTCAGGTTTGACGGGCGCTACGGCGTTTATGGCCGGCGTCGCCGGGTTCACGTTCACCATGGGAGCCGTGGAAGGCGCTACCGCTTTCACCGCGTTCAACCCCAGCCAGTCATGCCTGCCCACCGCCAAGGCGGCCATATCGCTGTTGACGCCGAGGTTGATCAGCGTTTGGAATGCGATCGTGTTCTGCACGGTGGTCTGCGCTTGGGTGAGCGTCTTCTCCGCGAATTCGGTCTCCTGATAATCAAAACCGAACGTGAAGCCGATACCGCCCGTGATGCGATTCAGTTCGAACGCGAGATCGCTCAGGAACTGGCGTAGCGTGTTGACTACGCGCCGGTTGAACTTGTCGTTCACCACCTCCTGATTCTGGTAGGACGTGGCGTCCGTATCACCGTAGATGAGCGGGCTGACGCCAAGATTCGCGTTGATGATGCCCTGCGCGTAGCTTGTGATGTTCGCGACATCCAGATTAGCGGAGTTGGCTCCCACGGGGATGATCTCGATACGCGGGTTGCCGTTGCCCAGCACGCCGTCATCCACGACATGCTGGTATACGGTGCCATACGAGTGCGCCGCCCCACGATTGCCCTGCTCATACGTGCGTCTGATCTGATCGTATTCCGCCCGGGTCTTCGCGTGAATAATAACCCGTAGTGAGGGTGTCGCGTCATTATCGAAGTAGGCTTGCAGTTGCATGTTCATGGCGTCCACGATCTGCGCGACCTCATGGCTGGCACTGCCCGGGCTGATAGGGGTCATGGTGTCCGCGTCAATGCTGTAGCGGAGCGTGGCGACGCTTTCCCGTCCAACGATATGCATGTCGCCGTTCAAGCCGCGAACATTGTATTCCACCGCGTCCATCACATTATATCGGCTGCCGCGCTGGAGGAACGTGATTCCTGCGACGCTGTTCAACCCCGTGTACCCGGGTTCCGGGTCGCCGCCGGTCGAATGCCAGAAGAGGATGCGCACCTCATGGTTCGCGATATACGCGGCCATCGCAGTGTTCAGGAATTTCGTGAACGAATAATCCCCGTTCGGGTGCTGGAGCACCTGCCACATGGTGGGCGCGATCTCAAAGGGGATACGCTGCCCGTACTGGTCGAGCGGGTAGATGTCACGGTTCACAGCCTCCTGCACGAGCGCGTTGACGGGCGCGAACATGTTAGCCTCATCGCTGCGAATCGTGCGCATACGACTGTTGTACAATGCTGCGCCATACGCCGTGTTCTCCGGCTGTGACACCTGCACGCCGTTGGCCATGAGCTTCGCCATGCTCCACATGCCGGCGATGTTAGCCATCAACCCCATGTCTCATCCATCCCGTCATCATCCTCTCCATACATGCTAGCCCTAAGCAATGATGCCTCACGCTCCACTTCGTCCGCGTGCAGCACATACCATCCGTAGCGCAGCGCGTCCAGCAGATGGTCGTTGCCATCCTGAGGCGTGGTCAGCACTTCGCCACTGCCCCGTTTCACCCGATGCTGATACGCCAAGTACTCCCGCTCCAAGTCGGCGCCGACATATGCGACGTGCGGTATCTGCCTGACCATGTCGATGCCCGCCAACACTGAGCCGGCCCGCTTGTCCGCGTTCACCGCCTGCAGTCCGGCCCGCTGCAATTCCTCGATCAGCGCTGCGCCGCCGCCACCGTAATCGCAGATGATAGGCCGGTCGCCACGCTCCGAAACGGCCAATCGGATAAGCTCCGTCAACTGGCTGTTCAGCAGGTTAGCGTGTTCGAACACCTGTTCGAAGACGATCATGTCTTGAGACCGCCATAAAGCCACCATAGCGGTCGGATCGGGGCTGTTCCCGTAATCCAACCCGTATCCTAACAGTTCCCTGCTTTGAGGGATGCTGTCGAGTCGCTGCCATCCCTTGTACACGTTGTTTTCGAGTTCTCCGAGTTGGCCTAGTCCGTAGACTCTCCACCAGTTGGATTGCCTGTCGTGGTTTTCGATGTTGGTGACGATGCGCGGGTCGAGTGCTTCGTTGTCTTGGTAGGTGGTGGTGAATGTTTTGTATCCCGTGGCTTTGGGGTTGTCGAGGTAGTGGTCGTATGCCCAGAATCGGCTGGAGGGGTTCCAGTCGCATATGGTTTGCACTCGGGTTCTGATGTGGAGTTGTTCGAAGGTGCTCCAGCTGATACGGTTTGCTTCGTTGACGTATAGGTAGTCTCGTGCGCTGCCTCGGGCTTTCATCTCATCGTCTAACGCGAAGAATTGTATTTGCGTGTTCGTGTACCGGTTGGTGAATATTTTGTCGGTTTTGTTTTCCTCGAATTCGCTTTCGCGTCGCGTGCCCCTGAGGAGATTGTGGAAGTCGCGGAATGCTCCGTCTCGTAGGGCGGGCGCGGTGTCGGTGGTGATGCCGATGAGATTGTTTCGCGTCCGTTCGGAGATGGTGGTCAAGTACATGAGGGTGGCGATGGTTTTGCCGCTTCTCGTGCCTCCGGGCATGAGGATGAGCGGGCTGTCGCTCGCTTCGGCGAGTTTCATGAGGGTGGTGGTCTGCGCGTAGCTCATGCCGCGTGCCTGCCTCTCAACGCTCTTGCCTTGGCTTTGATCTCGTCTAGGTCGAGGAGGGGTATTGGGGCGGGGATGTTGGTTTGTTCGATGCGTTGCACGGGCGGGCCGTAGACTTGGTTGATGGTGCGTTCGAGGATGTTCCAGTCGGCGTGCATGATGGCGTCGGCCAACTGTCGTTCGAACATTGGCGCGGTTGAATCGTCGATGATGAGTTGTATTTCCGCTTTGGTGAGGGTGATCATCTGTTCGAGCTTGTAGCGTGGCGTGTCCTCTTTGCGCCATACGCCGGATGCTCTCGGGTTTGCGTCTTTCTGCCCGAATTGGGTTGCTTTCGGTGGGTTGCCGTGTCCTATGGGTTTTGTCGGGTCGGTGCCCTCAGTGTGTTTGCTCATGCCCATGATTATAGTCCGGCGTATCGTGTCGTGAAGTAGGTGAGTGCGGTTATCCGAGGTGGCGGGTTAGTTCCCGTTCGCGGTCGGATAATGTGAACCGGTATTGCTCCACCTGCTGTTCCGCCGCCTGTTGCGCGGCCGCCTGTTGCGCGGCCGCCTGCTGCGCCGCAGCAGAGCGCTTGGTCGCTTGGGGCGAAAGCAGGTATCCGGACCCGAACACGCCCTTGCCTTTTGGCTGTGCATCTAAGCGCGACACTCGCAGGCATTCATCCGCCGAGACTGTGAAGTCGACATCGTGATGGCTCAAGTACGCCACTTTCGACGCGGTGAGCAGTTCATCCGGATATGAGTATTTCTGCAGGTGTTTCTTCTTTTCGGTCTGCGCGAGCTTATCAGCTGCGGTCACTGTCCGATAGAGCTCCGGTGCGCTTCGGATGTAAGTGTCTCCGAGACCAGTCATGAAGGACGTGTTGACCTTCGCTCCATTGGCGTACGTGATTGTAGCACCGGTAATGACATGGTGGTTGCGTGGGATGTCCGCGGAAAAGTTAACCAGCGTGGGCGCGAACAGGAAGTAGTGGACGTCGTGCGCGAGATAGTACCGGATGATCTTCGTGAGGATGGAGAATGGTGGGTTGTCGACCACGATGCAGTCGTCCGGGTATGTCTCGTTTTCGTAGTCGCCGCCGGGTTTGAACGGGCGCAGGATTGGCGTGGTTGATGCTATCCCGTATTCGTCGCGCACCCATTCGAGCACCGCGTCGTAGACGGGTTGCGGTGTGTAGCAGTCATCTGTGGTTTTCTTGGGTTTGAACTTCTCGACGAACCCGTCGTAGTCGGTGAGTTTCTGCTGTGTATAGTTCATGCCCTTGATTATAGTCCGGCGTATCGTGTTACGTGGAGGGTGGGCAAAGGATTAAGGATTATGAGAGTGTTGAAGCGACTGTCCGGCGTGATGGCCGCGCTGCTCGCCATGCTGCTCATGGTGGGGTCCGCTTCGGCGGCCACGATGAACGGCTATGACGTGTCGAATTATCAGTCGGAGACGGTGACCCGTGACGCGCCGGGTGATTTCGCTATCATGGAGGTCACTGAGGGTGGTTTCGTGGTCAACCGGAAGTGGGATACGCAGACGCGCTACGCGCTTGCCTCCGGCAAGCAGATCGGCCTCTACCATTATGCGGGCGGCGGCGTGCCTGAAGCCGAGGCTGAATATTTCACCGCGCACGTGAAGCCGTATGTTGGTCGGGCGATGCTCGTACTGGACTGGGAGTCGACGTTCAACCCGGCTTTCGGCGACGGAACGTGGATCCGCCGTTATGTGAATCGCGTGCATGAGCTGACGAACGTGTGGCCGGTCGTGTACACGTCTGCCGCCTACGTGTCGCAGATCCCCAGTGACGTGCGACAAAATTGCGGCCTGTGGGTCGCGCAGTATGCGTCGAACGCGGCCACCGGCTATCAGGCGTCGCCATGGAATCTTGGCGCGTCGGGTGAAATGATGCGGCAGTATTCGTCCAGCGGGTATCTGAATGGTGTCGGCCCGCTTGATCTGGACAAGTATCTTGGCGACTCTGATTCGTGGCAGCGGTACGCGAACCCGGGTGCCGCGTCCACTCATAGGGTGCCCTCGGTGCCGCAGGCGAAAGCCCAGGTCGAGCAGGCTACAGGCCGGTATTGCGTGGTGGTGCGTCCGGGGGACACGCTGAGCGCTATCGCTTCGCGCTCCGGCCGCAACCCATGGAGCGCTTGGAGCGGGTACGCTTCGGGTAATCCGAACGTGCTGCGCGTGGGTGAAACCGTGTGCTATGGAGGTTCCGCAGCAACCACGGTACCCGCGTCCGGATACTATGTCGTGCGTTCCGGCGACTATCTGAGCCGCATATGGCCGAACAGCTGGCAGACCATCGCCGCGCTGAACGGTCTGCGCAGCCCCTATACCATCTACCCCGGTCAGGTGTTGAAGACCACGGGTGCCGTTACGACTTCGGGACGGTACACGGTGAGGTCGGGCGACACGGTTTCCGGGATCGCCGCTAAACTGGGTGTAAGCGTATCCGCGATCCACGGGTATGCGAACATCAATCTGATCTATCCGGGTCAGGTACTCACCTACTAGTAGGAGGATATTATGTCATCTGTCATCCCGGGTTCCACCATCGTGGAGCCGGTGGCCGATAAGGCCGAAGACAAGACTGTAGCGGAGCCGGAGAGCACGGAGGCGCTCGTGCACTCGTTTCTCCCAGACCGCGTGTACGACATCCTGAAATGGGTGGCGATGGTATTGCTGTACGCTGTCGCCACGTTCGTCGGCGCGGTCGGCCCCGCATGGGGCTGGCCTGACGTGAACGCGATCGTGCTGACGCTCACGTCGCTTGGCACTCTGCTCGGCGCGGTGCTCGGCGTCTCCGCAGCGCTCGCCAAGTAACAATAAACCCCTCGGCATCACTGTCGGGGGGTTTACTTTATCTGTCTTCGAGATTATTGCTCATGAGCCTGTTGCGTAATGCGATGGCGGCGTGGTTGGCCTCATTCATATCAGCGTAGCGACCGCCATTATAAGACCGCCCCAAATGCTTGACTGATACTCTCCATTCATGCCGGCTTTTATCCCATGTCACGCCACGGAACCCACTGTGAGGGCAGTCTGATTTCGATGAGCTTGGCCCCAGTCTGTTCTCGGAGTTCTCCTGCTGCGTCACCACATGCAGGTGCGCCGGGTTGACGCACATCGTGTTATGGCATTTATGATCGCACTGCAAGCCGGCTGGGATAGGGCCGTGTGATATGCGCCATGACACACGGTGGGCGGCATAACGGTGGGCGCCGATGCGGAACTGCCCGTACAGAAGCTTACGATTGCTATTCGAATAAGTCTTTCCAGCCCATACCCAGCAGCCGTCTTGTCTCTTCTCGACCTTGTCCCAGAACCGCTGCTTTTCAGCGTCTGACAATTCTGGTATCGCCAGTTCTTTCGACATCAGCCTTCACCATATTCCCATCATTCTTCAAAATTACCCACCCGTGCCATGTGTAGATCGGCACGTTGGTCGCCGTCTCATACGAGTGCACGAGCCACCCCATCTTATAGGCGAGAGCCGGATTAGCATGTATCATCCCGTGGCAGCCAGTGGTACCACTTCCATCCAACCATATGAGGTTGGCCGCGCAATGCAAGCCGGGGTACGAGTGACTTCTCATACGACGATGATGCAAGCTCGCCGGGATGCCATACAATGGTTTCCCACAGATCACGCATCTCGCTTGGTCGCGCTCCCCGCACAATTCCCGTACTTCCCTCGACGGCCCTTTCACTTGAGGTCACCACGATACGTTGTGACGCCGTGATCGCGGCTCACGACTTTCAACGGCGTCATATCATATCCGAGTTTCACGGCCCTGCGGCGCAACGCCCGGAGCGCCTGCCGCCGCGTCATATTCGACCCGCCGAAACCACGCTCTCCCAAATCCACACTGTATTGGACGCCGGGCAGACGATCATCCACCCAGATTTTCACCGTCACGCTACTCATTCCGATACCGCCTTAAAATGTTTCAAATCGTGCCTGAATTGAGTGTGCATTCTCAACCATCCGGCACGCTTCCACTCGCTGTAGCAGCAGTCGTAATATGCCGACCCGTGCCATTTCTCGTACCACCACTGACCGCAGTCGGGGCATCTGGCGACCTGTCCGCCCCAACGCGAGTTCTTAGGTAGGGAACATGTCCGGTTCATGCCATCACCGCCTTGCGTGCAGCTTCGAGAGCTAATCGAGTTTTAAGCCTCCAATTATCTTTCACATGGTCGGCTGCCTTATCCCAATCAAGCGAAGCGCTGGGATGATGCAGATTCTCGAAGAAACCTCGTGCTGCCGCTTCGATCTCCGCTTCGGTCGGTTCAGCCGTGCGGCCGGCGACATAACCTTGCCGTTTTGCAGCCGGGCAGCCCGCTATAGCCTCCACATACTTGCACATTGGGTCATCGGCATCTGTGGGTGCAGGATATTTCTTCTCCGCTTCTCTTCTTGCGATGCTCATTGCTTCTGCTCCTTATATGGATTATTCCGAGACATTGGCTGACCCGACACCGCTAGGTCACGCCCTTCCGTGAAACCCTCATCCCATGCGGCTGCTCGTATCTGAGCATCATGAGCAGCGAGAGACTGGATGGTTACCCTATCCGCTTGAGACATTTCACTCAGTATATCCTTCCATGTGCAATAGTCGTCGGTAAGCCACATGCCACCTCCCTTCGTGGTGGGATATGTTCTGGTCTCATCCCCCATCGTGATGGTCAGCAGATAGATACCATCCGCCGTAGGCTCCGTCGTATTCTCATCCAGCTCGATCGGCTCATAGTCCTGTGTCATGATTCACGCTCCCGACTCTTCGCGAGGGCTTT